GTAGAGTTCGTTGTAGTATTTGATGATGAGCCTGATTGGTAATTTGTAGTAGCGTTAGATGTATAACCACCATCAATCATAGTGTTTGAGCCAGATGTATTATTTTGTGTTTCATCAGGATATGCTGGTTTTATAAATGCTAACAAGCAAAATAGGATAATTAATATCCCTGTAAAATAATAATTCATATTTATCCTCATTTAGCAACTTTACCTTTGTTAATACCTTTTTTAATTACATATTCTCTTGTACCATTAGCATTAGCTTCTACTTCTTTTTTTAAATATCTAAATAAGTTCATTTCTTTTAATTTCTTTTCTGCATGTTTCTTAAAAGATTCAAGAACTTTAGTGTCTCTCATTTTTTTTTCTTTTTAGGTTTAATAAAAAGCTTTGCTATAGCTTGAAATGTATTATCTAAAAATGTTAAAAATTTTATAATGTATTTATCAATCATAGCTTAAACCCTTTTTGCCATGATTTAACTGCCCAATATACAGGGGTTGTATTTAATTGTTTGCCTGATCTTCTTGCTTTAGCAAGTATAGGTCTAAATCTTGCCATAAATGATCTTTTTCTAGCTGGAATATTTTTTTTAATAGATAGCTTCTTATCTCCGAAATTTACTTTAACTACTCTGCCTGTCTTTCTGTTCTTTACAAAGACTTTAAATTTCTTAACATCTCCACGCATAGGTTTGTTAAGTTTAACAGTTCTGTTTTTATATTTAGCCATAGTGGCATAAATATCACATTATGTTTCTAATTTGAAGTTTTATCTCTTAAAAAATCTTTTTCGCCATTCGTGACAAACATAAGTATCTTTAACACCTTTGCTTCCCCATCTACCACAGAATGATCTTTTATTAGAATATAAACCACAATTACCACAAGCTTCTGCTTTTAAACTCTTATGAAAAGATTGAGGTAGTGAATAATCTATTATCTCTCCATTAGGATAAAAATTTGATCTTTTATTTTCCTTGTCCACGATATTTACCTTTACCTTTTTGTCGTCTTGTATTTTTATTCATTGTAGAAGTTATAGGTCTTCTTCCTATAGATGTACCTTTTTCAGTTTTAGTGTATTCTATAACTGCACCGAATACATTACCCTTTTTTTTTGCCATCTTCTATTTCTTCTGGTTTAGCATTTATAATTAGTGGTAAAGGCTCATTAAAGTTTGTTTGTTCTATCTTATCTCTTTGATCTAAATGTTGCTTTCCTAACCATATCTGCATAACAACATTACCTGATAAAGCTTTCTCAAATTGTGCTCTCCTTAAACTTATTCTGCCCATCTCTCGTCCCTTTTTTATAAGGTGGACATAATGCCTTTGTAAAGTCTTTGTAGATACCTCACAAAATTCTGCAATCTCATCAAAAGTGCAATGTAATTGTGCTAATTTCTTCACTGCTTCTTCATCTATTTTTTTCATTGGTCTCGCCATATGCCTTATTATGTCCTTTTTTAACTTTATTTCAAGTGTGGAGCGTAGGGATTGGAATTGCACCATCTATCTAAATGGGGGTACCACCTAGCCTTTCTAAAGCCTACGCAATATATTGTTTTAATGTTTCATTTAATTGTTTCTTTAATCCTTTATCAAATAAGTAAATATATTTATACTTTTTTAAATAAACTTTTTCATAAGCACTTCTATCAAATGTCTCATTTTCTCTATTTTTTTGATTAAGTGATCTAGAATGATAAAATTTACCATCTAGCATATAGTGAGTAGCAGTTTTAGTTTCGCCTAAATATAGCCAATTCATAGCCTGATATATTTTACCTTTATGATTTTGTATAGGGTCAGCATAACTTACTACTGCTTTTATATTAGGAAAATCTTTTTTTAATTTCTTCATACAGAATGAAACTATTTTAGATACAGGCTTTTTATGTTTATTTAAAGCAACTCTAACTAACTCACATACTTCATAAGGTGTAAGATTAACTACTTTAGACATATTAGGGTTAGCCCCAGAGCCGAATAAAACTGAACCTATAAATTCTTTATCTTCCCAAACTCCAAATCTAACTAATTTCCCAGATGGCATAGCTTTAGAATAATGATAATTTAATACTGCATATTTAGAAGCTTCATAACTACAATAATCAATAAACAATCCTTTATCCATTAATAACTTGACCACATTCTAGACATACTTCTTTAGTGTCTTGATCTAGCTTTCCTTGATCGTCTTTATCTGTAGGTTCAAATAAATCTTTATCTAACATAATGTCTTTTAGTTCTAAAGCATCAAAGCCTGTTAAATCTAAATCAAACTTATCATCTTTTAAAACTTGCAACTCGGACATAAGTAATTGTTTATCCCATTTAGATTCAGCACCTGATCTATTGTCCATAATTCTATAAGCAACTGCCTTATTTTTATCAAATTCTTTTTTAATTACAAAAGCTTTAGTTTTATTAAGTTGTTTTAATGCTTTCCATCTAGTATGACCTACAACAATAACATTATTTTGATCTACTACGATAGGTTGATTATTTCCAAATTCTGATATAGAATTTTTAACTTTTTTAACTGCTTCTTGTGAAATTTCTCTAGGATTATCCTTATAAGGTTTAATCTCATTTATATCCATTTCTATTATTTCCATATTATCCTTTTAATAGTTTAGTTAGTGATTTCCATAGATTAGGATTTTGTTTAAATACTTTTTCATAACCATCTCCAATAGCTTGTGCTATAGGTTCTTCTCCTCTACCATTTACATCTATTCCTGAATGATTAATTATTATGTGAAATAATTCGTGCATTATCGTATTAAACAACTTTATTCCTTTTACCCTTTTATCAAATACAAGCAAGTTTTTATTAGGCTCATAAAATCCATATAAATTTTTTAATATTTCATATTTAATTTTAATTTTTTTTCTGCCATATTTAATGCTTCGTATATTCATCTTTATTCAATGTAGCCCTTAAATATTCTATTTGCAGTTTAAGTTGTCTATTTTCAATACTTAATTTAATTATTCTTATTCTGCAATACCTAAATATTCTTAATAAAGCTTTCATTGAACTAATTGAATCTGATGTTTTTCATCAAATTTATCTATTTTATACTCCTTACCATCTTTAGTAAATTTTTCAAAAGAACCCTCTGAACCTTTATAGACATATCCTAATGCTTTAAGTCTATCAATTAAATCTGGAATTTCTTGATTTTCTTCTATTTCCCATCTTCTTTGAGATAACCAAGTAGAAAAATGAGGAATAAATTTAATATCCTCTATTTCTTTTATTTGATTATTATAAATTCTAGCAATATCCTCTATCGATAATCCTATTTTACCATCTACTTTAATAAAAATTTGAAAAGATTTATATTTAGAACCTCTTTTTTTACTTAATAAACTCCATAGTTGCTCAAACTGACTATCATATTTATCATTAGGTATAGGTTTAGGTATAGGTATAGGTGCTTGAGTTTTGCTTGTAGCTAAATCTCTTTTTGCTAGACCCCCTTTTTTACCAGCTTCTGCTCTAGCATTGTATTTATTAGTTAAATACTCATGTTCATGTACTAATCTCTTTTGTGTCCATGTATTTTTATTACGATTTTCTTTATCTTCTGTATTTAATATAAAAAATTCTTGCAAAACTTCATAGACATTTATGCAACAATCATCTGTTTTACATTGACAAATTCTATAAGCATTTTCAGTAGTAAAGGGTTTAGCATTTTTAGTCCATGCAAAGCTTAATAGTCTAATATATATTCCTATAGCTTCGTTAGTTAAATGGACAGTTTCAGCAGTAAATGTATCTGTAAATAATTGTAATGCATGAAATTTATTCGTTTCCTTTGTCATAAAATATATCTTCCTTTTCTAGTTGTTTGATTTTTTGATTTGTTTCTTCTAAAAGTTCATACTCTGTTCCGAATAAAGAATAAAACTTTTTTTTATTTAAATGTACTGATTCATTCCCCATATTATGATGTTGTGGACATAAAGGTATTGTATCAGTATGTGGTGGTCTTAAACCCAAGCCTGTATGTTTTCTAATATGATGTATTACAGGCTCCGAAAAAAGACCTCTTTTAGAACAGGCTATACAACCGATTTGTCTTAATTTATCAAATCTAATCTTATCTTGTTTTTTCATTTCTTCATGTCGTCTATGCCTATTTCTATCTATTACTTCAAAGTGTTCTTCTTTGAGTTCAGTCACTTAATTTTTCCTTTATCTTATTAAGATGATTTTCAATAAAAGATATTTCTTCTTTTATTATAGAATCATTTTTAGGGTCATAATCAGATAACTCTATAAGTGTTCCTAGCCTAATCATTCTTAACAATCTTTTAAATGCTCTACGAACATGCATATCTGACATATCTGAAACTAAAAGCCATTGATTTTTAGACCTTGAAAAATAATTTTCTTCAGGTGTAGATTGTTGAGTTTCATCAGTTTTAGGAATATCTAAAAATTCTTCTCCACTCATAATAATTTCTCCTGTTTGCTATTATCTTCTTTATAAGGTTTCCAATCAAAATCTACAAGTCTATATTCTTTCCCATTAAACTTGCTTTTAAAACTAGCTTCTGTGTAAGATTTAGCAGATTTTAATTTTTCATAAGGAATCCACATATATTCTTTACCATGAACTATACCTAGACTTTCCTTTTTTCTTAAAGCTTTCTTATAAATGTAATCTCTTACACTTACTTTTCCAAGCCATACTTTATCTACTTGAACTTTGATCATTTGTTATCTCCATTTCTTTAGTTAATAATAAAGGCTTATCAAATCTTTCCGATAGACTTTCAATAATGCTTAAAGCTTTTTCTTTTTTAAGAATAGAAATATCAGCACCATCTAAAACTTGATAAGGGTCGCCATCTTGAAAAGTTTGTAATCTTATATCTAAAGCATTACAGAACTCTATTAACTTATCTGATGTTATTTTATTAATCATTCTCTCATACTTTTGAACTTGCTGAAAAGTCACTCCTAACTTTTTACTTACTTTAGTTTGAGTTAAATTTTTAGCATACCTATGAGCCACAAGCATTGAAGCTATCCTTGTTCTATTATCCATTTATTTTCCTGTGAGTTTGTGGGGTAAGAAAATCGGAAACTTACCCCATTTATAACTAGAAAGGGAGCATAATGAATACACTCAATTTCTTTTTTATCCGATTTAATCATTATCTGCAATCTATTTAAACTCTAGTGTAAGTATATACAAATTAATTTACTTTTTATTAATATTTTTGCTTTATTAATAAATAACACGCTAAAAGTGTTATTACATAGGCTTTATTAACTATTTACTTATATCTGAAAATCATGATTAATTAGTGAATAACTAATAAGGAGAAAAAAACATGTACTATAATATATATACTAAACAAACTTTTTCAGGAAAAAATCTTGAAAAATTAGAAGCTACTAATCTTAAAGGTGGTTTCTGTACTTTTAATCAAGCTAGAAAACTTAAAGCAAAAGTTATTAAAGGTTCTAAAGCAGTTTGCAAACTTTCTAGAATGGTTTCAGAGGGTAAAGAAAACGAATTTAGATCATACCCTGTATTTCACGAATCACAAATAGAGTTTAGAAAGGAGAGTAAATAATGGATATTTTAGATTTACATTTAAAAGGTCTAGAAGCTTCTAAAAAAGCATTAGAAAAATTTTTAGAAGATTGGAATAAAAACACAGGTGGAAATAAATATGGCGAACCTATGTATTGTGGATTTGCTGGAGTTGTTATTTACGATATTAGATCAAATTCTAAAATCGGAAAACAATTAAAAGATTTAGGATTTAGAAAACATTATCCTAAAGGTCTTTACTTAAACAATCCATCTAAACACAATGGGCAGTCAATGGATTGTAAAGAACAAGGTGCATCAGCATACGCTAAAATTTTTAGAGATGCTGGTTTTAAATCTTACATGACATCAAGAGCTGACTAAATTAAATCAGGGTGGTGTAAAAGCCACCCTTAACTAAAGGAGAATATAATGGATATATCAGAACATAACATACCTAAAGAAGTTAATATAATTAATAAAGCTACAAAGATAACTAAAGAATTTAAATCAGTTGAAGAATTTTCAGATTATCTTTTGAGCCTTAAACCAGAACTCTTTAATAATACATGGGATTTATATGATGAGAGTATTTATGGTTTAACAACTAGAATTTGGTTCTCTAAAGGCCAAATAATAAAATCGGATTTGTTTGAAGATAAAACATTTTCGCTTAACTTAAAGGAGAAAAAATAATGCTTATATTCGGCAAAACTAAAAGCGATTGGAAAGCAATAGAACTACATTATAGACGAGAATGGTTATGTTTTGTAGTTGGTTTAATAATAGGAGTAATAATATGAGTTTAGATAAAGAAATAAATTATTCATTTAAAAAGGTAAGGTTAATTGAAAGATTAGTCACTTATCATGATTTAAAATCAGATTTGGATAAGTTAATAAATCAAATAGAAAAAGAATTAGTTTTATTAGATAAAGAAAATGCAGAGAAAGGAGATCATAATGTCGTTAAAGGAACAAAGGCTTAAATTTATAAATAAAATATCTTTAAAGAGAAGATGGACATTTGGAGATAATAACCCATTCTTTGTAGAAGTTTAT